GCTGAAGATACAGGGGAGCGGTAAACTGGAGAAGATTAGCTAAGCCCCCTAACCCCCTAAAGGGGGAACAGAAGTATTTAATAATTTACATTTAATATAAACTCTGACATGAGCACAGAAAAAAAAGAAGTTGAACAAACCGAAGGTGAAGTTTTTGTAGTAGCCCAGGAAGTTGCCTTACGTGAAGTAAAGGCTTTTTTGGAATATCACCTTGATATGAAAATAGTAGAAAACAGGGCATCGGATGATTTTGTCGATATCCCTAAAACCTATAAAAACATATTGAAAGCGGTTAAGCGCGGGATGCTGGACCTTTCGAACCCGGATGCCCCGGTATTGAAATTGCAAAAACCATTGACAAGCGACGGGGGTAATTACAATATTGACAAGATCACTTTTAAAACCCGGATCACCAAGGCGACGATGGCTAATTTGGGACGGGGGTTTGACATCGCCGGAAATACACTTGGTTTCACCAATATAATGTCCACCTATTTGACAGGCCTTGACAGCCCAATATTGCTGAGTAAGATCAGTGAGAATAAAACCGACATTACCACGATAGACGAAATTACAGGGCTTTTTCAGTAAGTCCGGGCAACGCGGCAAGCGCGGACAATATCGTCAGATCAGTATGCCGGAACTATAGTTGGGCCAGCCCCGCATATGTAGATACGATGTATTTTGATGCAAAGGATCACAATGGGTTAATCTACTGGTACAATGATATACAGGAGCAGCAGCGGGAAGCGGAGAATGCCCGAAAGAAAAAATAAACAGATGGCTAAACTCGTAGGCCCCATATATTACACACCTACCCGATTTTAAAGGCGGATTTCAAGTCCGAGTAGCTACACTACATATTAATTGGCAGCACCTGTTTATTTTTTGTTTCTGTATTCCTCAATAGCCAATTCAGCATCATAGCGAGAATTAAATGATTTATCTTCAAAGGTATCGGGACCTTCAATCGGTAGTATATAATATTTCAAATCATCTTTTCGACGAATTCTAAAACGCGACTGTGGGATAAGTGGAATCCATACATCCCCGAAAGGATAGATCGATTGATTATTCATAAAAAGAAAAGCCTTGTTAATACTAATTTATCTAAAAGTAGCTGTAAATCCTCATTGTCATAGACAGCGAATAATTGGTTTTCATCAAAAAGGCCGTCCCTCATCGAACTATCTTCAAATCTAAAAGTTTCACCGGGTAAAAATTCATGACCCGCCTCTGTTTGGCCCTCATAAAAATCAAGTGAATCATAAATGAAATCATTTGTCCATCCATCTTCAGGATTACATAGTTTTATTGCAATGGGATCGAATTCAAGACCATTGGTTGATACTTTTCTATAAATAGTATTTGCGGGTAATAAGAGAAATTCTTTACGGGTTACTATTAGCATGTTGTCAGAGTTTTAAAATGATTCTAAAATAGTTACTTTCGCAGAGTAGCCCAATTTTTTACGTTTAACTGCTTCATCGAAACAAGCCGTTGCAAATAATATATGTTCGCTCTTAAAAGTCTTAATACATACGCCCTCCTCGTATAAAAGATAGAAGGTTTCTCCAAGGATGTCAACGCTTTTTTTTAATTCAACGGAAGGGGACGGCTGGAAGTGCTGTTTTCTAAATTTAGAAAACAATTTTTTAATTTTATTCATAATGTCAGAGTTAAATAAAAAATCAAATATATAATTAAATTTCTCATATTTACAAATAAAAAGATTATCAACTAAAAAAATGGCAGCATTAACCGTACCCACCATATTTACCGCTGGCGATAAGCTGAGCGCTACGGTTAAGCGGATGGAGGCATCAGTTGGGGGCTTCGCGGGGAAATCATCCATCGCGGTAAATTCACTAAACAAGGGTTTAAATTCATTATTACCATCGGTTGGAGGATTGATCAAACAATTCGGCGCGCTGGCGGGAAGTGCGGCAATATTTGCCGGCGTAGGCTTTTCGTTCAAATCCATGATGGATTATGATAAGGCAATCCAAAAATTACACGCGCAACTATCCGACCTGAATACCGGAGCCTTTCAACCCTATAAGGACCAGGTAATGGCAGTGGCTAATGCTACCAGGCGTAGCGCGGTTGATGTGGCTGGAGCTTTTAATGCTATCGCCCTGCGTAACCATGACCTTGTTGCTTCCGCTGATGGAATGGCTAAGATAGCAACCGCCGGCATCCTTTTATCAAAGGCATCCAATATGGAAATCATTCCGGCGACGGATGCCCTTACAAGTCTTTTAACAATTTTTAAATTAGGAGCTGGAGGAGCAAACCGGGCCGTTAATGTATTGGCGGCCGGCATGAAATATGGGGGTGCCTCAGTCGAGGAAATGGTGGAATCCTATACCAAACTTGGGCCTGTTGCGCAGCATGCGAACTTAACCATTGAGCAATCCACGGCATTGATTGGCTTATTAGCGCCCCATTTATTAAGAGGAGCGGAGGCCGGAACTGCTTTGCGAACCGTGATTGTAAGAATGCAAAAAGCCGGATTAGGTTACCGGAATGGACTGTTTGATATAAACGATGCCATGAACCAGTCGGTTGAAATTTATAACCGGATGGCGACCGCTAAAAAGAAGGATGCTTTTTTAAACCAATTATTCGGCATACGTGGTATAATCGGCGGGTCGGTGATGTTTGAAAACATAAAAGGGTTTCAGCAATTGACGAAATCCATTACCGGAACCAATGAGGCCCAGTCGATGGCCGCGCAGAATACCGACACATTAAGTAACCGGTTGCAAGAATTAGTAAATACATGGGTAAATTACCTTAACGGCAATAAAAAGGCGGGGGAAGGTTTTATGTGGTTAAAGGGTGCGATAGTGAGTGTTACCAATAACCTGGATAAGATCATCGATACTATAAAGACAGTAATTGAGGTGTTTTTAGCATTAAAGGTAGCGATATGGTCGGCTCAGCTTATTATCGGCATTTATAATACCGCATTGGTGGTTATGGCGTGGCGCACAGGAATATGTAGTGCCGCTATCGAGGAAAGTACATTTGCTTTGGGTCTATATAAGGCAGGCCTGTCACTCGCCACTATAAGTAATTATCTTTTTGGAACATCCTTTGGAAAGTTGACATTAGCTGCCGAGGCAGATGTTATAGCAATAAAAGGCGTAGGGGCATCAGCTACCGCGACCGCCGGGGCCTTTACAGTAGCTGAAGGGGCAGCGGCCAGTTTTTTAGGTGTTATCGGAAGGATGCTGGGGCCATTGGGCCTATTGCTTATCGCTTATAAAAATATCGGCGACATTATGGATCATATCCATGACAATGAACCGGTGGGAGCCTGGTACGGAGGACACCAAAAAATGACCCCTGCAAGCATAGCGGCGTCAAATGCAGCGGCCTACAAAAAATTACAAGCGACATTGCACCCATCAGCCGTTGCAGCCGTTGCAGCCAGCGGTATAAGGTCGTTTGCCCCAATGAGGGATATGAAAGTAGATTCAATGGCCGCAGCATTATTGCCTGCATTGAGTTCCCCTTCAGTTGCGGCAGATACATCGGCTAAAAACGATCCTAATATTATACACATTACGGTGGATGATAAAGGGCATATAATTACCGGTATTAAACATAACGGAACCCCTATAAACATTCCTCGTACCCTTCATCAAACCTCAACCACAGGAAACAAATGATCACGCAGGATATAGATTTATTTGAAGCGGGAAGCGGTGGCGAGATCACCGTTGTGAATGGGGACATTGGCCTGGTTAATATTCTTTATAACCAGGTTTATTTGGCGTGGTTTGGCGGGAACGTAGAGGCATCAACCTTGGGTAATGAACCGGTTGGGATGATCCGGGAAGATTATTGGCAGAATGCTCTGCTTTATAATAATCAGGCGGCTTTACAGTTTAACTCCCTGGTGGAATTGGCGTTGCGAAATAACGCGTTAAGTAGTTCCGGCAGGATAGCGATCCAACGGGCGGCAGAGACTGATCTGCAATATTTACAGGCGATTGCGGAAATTACCGTAAATGTTGTAATTTTAAGCACCAATAAGATTCAATTGTCGGCGCAGCTGGTTCAACCTGCTAATAACATTGATGCCACGATAAAATTTATTTGGGATAATGCAAGGAACGAGGTAATAACGAATCAAAATATATCATGAAATTAAGTTTAAACGATATTTTAAAGGTCGGTGGTAAATTAAAGTCTTTTAAGATACCCGATAATGCTGAAACTGCAAAAATGATTGATGATGTTAAAAAAAAGCAAGCGGCAATATTAAAGTTGAAAGAAGTTAGTCGCGAAAGCCTTGATTTAAGAATGACAATATGAGAGCGAAACCACGTACTGCATTTGTGGAGGCTGATGATGGAACTGGCCCGGAAGGGGTTAAAATCATCGGGTATGAAATTAAGTGTATTGCTTGTGGCCATCTTCATATATTTTATACTTTGCCTGGATATTATAAAAGCGAGGGAATGTCAATACATTGGACATTTGACGGTAATTTAGAAATGCCTACTTTTTCGCCATCGCTTAATGAAACCACCGGAAGTTTGGCCATGGCTAATTATATTGATGATCCTGATATCCCGCCAACCCGTTGCCATTCGATAGTGACAAATGGGAAGATACAATATTGTGGAGACTGCACACATGCTTTAAAAGGCCAAACCATTGATTTACCTGAAATAGAATGAGCAAGCCCATCCCTACC